TTACCACTCTGTTAATCTTTGGTTTTTTAATTTTAAATAGTAAGCAAAGGTTGGTTTCCCTAACAAGAATTCTAATTCTTTTTGTGTCCTTAAAAAAGAATTAGAAATATCAGATTCAAGGTATGTTATTAATATTTTAGTTATTTCACTAATAATCCTTTGTGTACTAAGAATTTGTTTAGGCATTTTAGATGTAAAATCGCTTTCTAATAATTCAGTAAATGTAGCTGAAATATTTAAATTTGCATCAGGTGATGAATGAATATATTGGCATGCTCTGCTGTATGATTCATGCATATATTTCCAATTTTCATTTGGTTTATTTTGTTTTAAGTAGTCAAAATTTTTTCGCCTAACGGTACCATCGAAATCATTATCTACATGTGATTTATTTAATGCAATTCTAGCTGAGTGCTCAATTATTGACCTTAGATTTAAGTGTAAACTTCGTTCTCTACGCTGAATTAAACATATTATGCAATTCAATGCATCATAAGTCATTCCTTTAATATAGTTTTTATGACTTATTGATTCGTTTAAAAGAGTTAATACATTGTAAAAAACAGCATGCTTAAACATGCTGATTAAAAGATTCTTACTTGCATCGTTTTCATGTGGAATTAATGAATAAATCTTTTCTCTAAATAAATTAATTTCTGATCTAACTGATAAAGGATCTTTATTTATTAACATATTATTTTTTACTTAAAATTCCATCTATCCATTTTTCCATATTTTTTAATGCATTCGAATTTTTATTTTTGGATAAAAGTATGGTGTTATTATTTATTTCAAAGTTACTAGTTATGTAACCATATGTTTTAATGGATATTTTTTTTGCTTCTAAATCTGTAATATTTACTAGAGTACGGCATAGTTTTGCTATTATAATTGTTCTAGAACGTACCGCATAAGGTAATAATTCAATTCCAAATGTATTTTCAACATATTCGGCAACGTCTATATTTCTTTTAAATAAGTTTTTAGATAGCAGAAGCATAATTATAATGCCAATTAGGTTTTCTTTTGCTATATTTCCATGTTTCAGCTTTCTTAGCATAAAAATTATATTATCCATTTGCATCCTCACTTAATTGATTCATTCTGGATAAAAATTCATCACAGATGCTTGCAATATCATTTCTAGATCTTTCATAATGTGATGGAATATTTCCTTGGGCTCCAACCATCAGATTCCTGACATAAGATAATCTGTTATTAAAAAAGTACATACTATCAAATGGTGTTTTTGCTTCAAATTGTTCTTTTATTTTAGCTGTTTTTTGAGTAAAGTCATCATCAGTATTAGTGTAGATAAAACCTATATGTATAAGTTTTTTATTATGATTATCTTGAAGAGTATCTATTGCACTAATAAGGCTAGTTGCACCTAATACAGAGTAATGATCTATTTTTACTGGCACAAGATAATATCCTGATGCGATTAATGCTGCATCGGTGTAAAGTGATATTGTTGGTGGACTATCGATAAATATGAAGTCATATTCATCTTTTAGATTATTTTTATTAATAAAATTGTTAATTTTGTGAACTCGAACAGATTCTTGTGATGTATCAAAAATGATATTAATATCACCAAGTATGATATCTAAATTTGTATCTATTTTAGTAATAACATCTTCTGGTCTTGCTACTTTTGACTTTTCCATTACATTTGATGGGGTTTCAAATATTTTACGAATAGTATTGCTTTTAGAAAGATAACTTTCCATATATTCTTCTACTTTTCCGTATTTCCCCATTAATGATTGAGTAGCATTAAACTGGGGATCTACATCAATTACTAATACTTTTTTACCTATATAGTTTGCTAAGTATTCAGCCATTCCAACACATAAAGTGGTTTTACCTACACCACCTTTCATATTAATAAAACTAATAACAGGTGCTTCCACGACTATTCTCCATCTATTTAATTATACAGAATTTTACATGCATAGAATAATTTTACATTCCTGTTATTTATACAGTAATTTTAATATATTTAGATCGCTATCTCACAATGTGGCACTTCAACCCATTGTACATGGTTTTCTGTATAAATCTTGGTTGACTCCGCATCACTGTGAGCCATTCGTGCCTGTGGATCAAAACCACGTTGTTTAAACATAAAGGCTGCCAATGCTCTTATTTCATGAAAGGTAGGTCTTTCATCTAAAGGCAAATGACTGGCAACGCCTACTTGATCACGCAATGCTGAAAATGCACGGCTAAGGTAATCAGGTGCAACTTGTGTTGGATGATTGACTTCTTTACTCACCTTATTTGGAATACGAGTAGGTAGTCTATGCACAATATAAGGGCTTGCCACATTGTCACGGCTATTATCGATGATTTCCTTAAGTGCTTTGCCTATGGGGATCGCAATATGAGATGCCTCTTTATGTTGCACTTTTTGTCTGTGAATATAAATCATCCCGTATATTCCATTTAAAGGTTCCTCATACCATAAGCATCCACATATGCCTTCTTTTGGGGCTTTGATATTATATTTTATGCGTGATACTTCAAGCCTTGCTTGTGTTGTTTGTAATGCCAGATCCATTGCTGTTCTTAACCAAGGTTCTGCAGATGTTCGAATTTTAAGAAAATCATCATAAGATAATCTTCTACGTTTTTTCCCATCGACTCTTTTCATTTTTTTACGTTCAGCTGGGTTATCAAACATAAGAGACTCATCCATTGCGTAACTAAAAATTTTCTTTAGAAAGCTTACCTTACGATTTTGTACATTAGCAGAAGCATCGGCATGATATTCATTAATATAGCCATTTACATGTTCCAGTGAGATTTCATTTGCGGGGATATTTTTAAAAAAGATCTTAATTCTCTCTAAGTCATTAACCCAATTACTAAGTGTACTGTCTGATGGTTTCTCATCATTAGTGATCCGCAAAAATAACTTATCTAAATGTTCTGAGAGAGGGAGGGCCTCTCCATATTGCCCTCCCGAGTCAATAATTAATGAGTTAACAGAAACGCATTTTTCTGGTCGCATAATATTGTTGTATTCTCTGGCTATTGCGATAGCCTTTGCTTTATCAGCACCAATGCATTTTCTTAAACCATTAGTTAATGTAAGGCGATATTGTTTAACTGATTTATCAAAATAAAGAAAGTCAGGTAGATGCCTAAATTCCTTTCTTCTCGGTCTACTGGCCATATCACGAAGCCCTTATTAACTCATCGACACATGAAGAAATAACGGACTCGATACCCCAACGTTCGGATGAATATACCCAAACAGAACAATCAACGATTTTGCCTTTTAATAAACCTGTTTCTACCCATTTTTTTATGGTTCTATTATCTGGAATAGAACCTACTTCAAATTCTCGTTTAGCCCACGCACTAGCTTTCATCAGTTTTCCGCTCATTTTGGTCTTGCCTCATCATCAATAAAATAAGTCGGTCTGCTGTATCACAGGAGTGTTTGATTTCAGCGTCAGTGCATGGTCTATTTCTTACACTGAACGCTAACCGACCTAATTTAATATCAAAACTTGTTAATACTTGGTTCCCTGGTTTCCAAGGTGTTAATAATTTCATGGTGGTCACCCATTGGTCTTGAATAAGCCACCATGCTAATAACAACGAAAAGTAAAAACTGATTATGCTTAATCAACTTTTTACTCGAATAATTCCCTCCACTGGATAGCACTCTGCAATTTTTCCTTTGGTCGCGAGTACCTCTTTATCAATTAAACAATTTTGTTCATCAGGATAAATGTAGCCATAGGGCTCAAACTGACAATTTACCGAACTACATACCAAAAGGAATAAACCATACATTATTGTTCACTCCTTTGTTGCTCCGCGGGAGTAGGCTGAAGTTCAATTTTGACGTGTGCAGGAAAATCGTATGAAACATGGCAACGTCTATCTGTTGAAACAAAGCCATGTGTACCATCAGGTAATGTGATCTTTACGGCTTGGTCTTTTTGTTGAGAGTGTCTAAGCATTGGTCTTGCCTCTTTGTGACATGTCACTTAATGAATAATAGCTGTATTTATAGGGTGCCCCAGTTGTAGCAATAACGCTTTTTGCATTGATGAAAGTGCTTGCTGTTCTTGCTCTGTGACATTTTTTGTTGATGCTGTAGACCATTCGATACTGCATTTATTGGTTGCTTCATCATGGGTAATAACAACTTCTAACTTCATGGCCATAACGTTTATCTCCTGATAATGCGCCCAATAAAGGGCGCTATTATGAATTAACGAACCATTAATGATCGGTCACCAACTTCTAAGTGAGCACCAGGTATTTCAATTCCGTTTTCAAGCGCTTCTTTGATGCCTTTTTTATCAGGCGCGGTGATGGTTTGAACATCAACCAACTCATCCGGTAATAAAGCCTCATTGTCGATAATGACTCGAACAACACCAGCTCTAGCAGTGAATGTATTTTTTGTTGTTTTTAATTTATCTAATCCTGAAGCCAATAAGCAGTTAAGAGCATATTTCTTTAGGTTTTTAGCTTGGTTTTCGAATGATTTTTTACGATCAGATAAACGTTTAGATTCTTCATCCAGTGTTTTAGCTTGACCTTCGATATTGCGAACGTGGTGCATAATTGCATCCAATTTATCACCTAACTCGCCCTCGATACCTGCCAATGTATCTGCGATATCTTCAGCAGTGAATTCTCCTGTTTCAACGAGTTGCTGTAATTTTTCGTAATTGGTCGCCAGTGCGATAGCGGTAGTATTGGTCATTAGATTGCCTCTTCTTTCTGTTTCAGTTTGTCTAAACACTCTTTTTCGATTTGGTTTAATCGACGTAAACGACCGGACAAATACTTCTCGTAATCTTCGTCACGACGTTCTTGAGCTGATTTAATATGTGCAGAAATTTCGCGCGTTAATGTCGATGCAATACCTCGTAATTCATTTGCTGTAACAGCACTACGCATCACTTCTGTATGTTTAGTAAATTTCTCGTCTAATTCTTTGCGAATACGTGTGATATCTTCCGCTTTTTCACTGGCATTTTTGATTTCAAACTCAAGCTTATTGCTTACTATATATTCAGGGTTATCATGCATACCCATAAAGACATCAGAGCTAAAGCCAAGCATTGATAGGGCTTTTTTGATGGCATCAGTCAGCGATTTTTTAATAGCTTCACCGTCAACCTTAATGCCATAGTTAGTTTGATAGCGGTATGGTGTCGCACCATAACTTTCAAACTCACCGCGGGTTTCACATTCGATGATGTACCAAAAACGGATCTTAATTGAGTGGTTTTGTTCGCAGAATAACGAGCCATCAGCATCGCGTAAAAAACGGGTTGCGACTTGTTTATTACGCTCATCAAGGACAGGTTCTAAAAGAGGCTTTCCATCAATAAATTTTTCTTCAAGGACTTCATATCCCCAACCTTCACCAATAGGACCGAATATTTCAGTTGCACGCATAAACATGTAAGTGCTGTTTATACTGGTTCCCGTAAATCCCACGCCTTCTAATGGCTTAGTAAAGCGCGGGTCTGTACGTTGTACTTGTTTCCAAATACTTAGGTTATTAGCGTCACTCGCGTTAAGAACTTCATCAATAACACTGGCACGTTGCTCAAAATTATCTTGTTGTGCTGATGGTGTTTCGGGTTCTTTAGGCTCTACAGTTTGTTCAACCACCGGAGAACTTTCTGTTTTAGGGGCTACTTCTTGCTTTTTACGTGAACGTTTAGGCTTAGTTTCCTTTTCAACGGTACTTTTGTTAGATACCGAAGGGGTATTATCCAATTGGTTAGAAGTGATACTTTCTTCTTTTTCAGCATTGCCAGTAGGCTTGTTAATACCTAAATGACGGTCAATAAATTTTTTTCGCGCATTGGGATTATCTAATAACTCAGGCTGTTTTTTACTTTCAGCTATTAACGAGAAAATCTTTTCACGTGGTATATCCAAGATGCCAGCTGTTGTGCGTAAATCCATTGACCAGCGTTTCCATGCTTTGTCGTCGTCATCTATCAGTTCTTTGGCTTTTTTTACTTGAGATGCGAGGACATTATTAGGATCAAAGCCATCTAACAGTGCTAAGGCAATTTCAGTATCTATGGTTGAATAGTTACGTTTGATAGAAGATGTTTCTTCTTGTTGTTCTGGTTCTTCTGTTAGCCAATTTTCACCTAATGATTTAGCTTCTTCAACGGTGACATCTTCATTAGCAAACTCATAGATAGCCTGTGCTATTTCCATTGTTTGCTCAGCATCCATCAAAGAAAGTTTTGTTATTTCAGCTAGGCCTGTAGCGATATTACGAATTTTGGGATCTTCTTTTCCTGCCAAATATTCCAGAGCAGTTGAAAATTCATTGTTAGTTATTTGAGTCTTTCCAAATAAAAGTAAACACGCAATTCTGGGCTTCGTTCCTAGTTTTTTGAAATTTTTATATTCAATAGGTTTCCATTGAGTTCCATCAAACTCATTTTCAACAGCAAATTTCTCATCGAATATATCTAAAGTAGGGCAAACAGAGCCGTCAAGGTGTTCGCTAATTAACGGATCATCAGTGTTAAAGTTATCCATAGCTTCTGGATATGCTTCAGATAATTTTACTACTGCAGTCGCTGTTGCAAGTTTTGCATTAGCAGTGTTTAACGCTATTGCTAATGGTACAGCACCGTTGTTTGTACGAGCCTCGGTCGTAGGCTCAAATACACAGATAAAAGTTTTCATTGGTCTTGCCTCTTAATTTCCTGATTTTGCTAGTTTAATAGCTCGCTTAATGCCCGCTTTTTTGATAATTACACGCTTATATTTCCCATCAATGGGATTAGAGTAAGCCGTACCTGTTGAAGGGTAATATTCAACTCGTCTCTTACCTCCAATGATAGAAATATGTTGAGTTCCAGAAACTATCTCACTGTTATTTTCATGTTCAATAACAGATAGTTCAGCATCTAATACAGCATCAATTGCTAGATTAATTGCATCCATAATGTTCACCATCAGTAAGGAATTTCTTCATCTTCTTTAGCTATTGGTTTGCCTTCCAAGCAGAGAAGCATTTGGATCTGGTCTTCTAACAAACTTGTTTTTACTTGGGCATCAGCTAGGATTTTTTCTTGCTCATTACGTAGAAAATCAATTTCAGCGTGAATGAGATCAGTTTGAGTAGGCTCTTTAAAAGGAACATCAACAGTGTGTTCAGCAATAACAAAACCTAGTCCAGCATTGGGATCGGCTTTAAATGCGTAGGCGTTATATTGGTAAGAACCATCGAACTGTTTTTGAGCATGAATATAGAGTGTGACTGTTAGGCTTTCAGGTTGTGCTTTCATAGCAACTCCTTTAAAATAACTGCGATCAGTGATTTATCATTGGTCTTGCCTCTTCTAGCGTTTGGTCGCGCTAGTAGAACTCCCGATAGCTTTGGTCGGCAATTCGGGGTAAAGGAACCCACTTCTGTGGGTTTTTTTACGTCTAAAATTTGTTGCCCGTCTTTCCGAGCTGTCAGGTCTGCCTTGTAGCTTTGGTCGGTAACTAATTAAATTCCCTGGTATTGCTAAAAAACTTGCCGTTATGCCGTGGTAATAATGACAGGTCGCGATGAGAGTTGTGGTTCTCCTCCGACATAACAGCAAAACTAAATCTGAACACTTACCTAAACACTTGCTGTGTTGTTTTGGGTTGCTTCAATATTAGCGTTGCTATTTTAATTGTCAATAGCATTGCTAATATTTTGAGTTAAAAAAAACCACCGTATCGACGGTGGTTGTATGTAACACATTGTTATTTTATGCAAAATCAATCATTTTAATAGGAAGTGATTTTATTACTTTTCCAATAATTCGGAGATCATACATTTCTGACTCTTCAATATAAAACGTTTCATAAGCAGGATTATCTGATTTAACAGCTAGTTTTCTGCCCTTAACTCTTTGTAATCTTTTTATAAATAATGAATTTTCAAAACTAAACACATAAACACCATCGCCATCAAAAAATTCATTATGAGTATCAACAAAAACGACGTCTCTTGGGTTTATTGCTGGAGACATGCTGTCACCGCTAATGTTAATTATTTCAATCCCTTTTAAACTTTTTCTACCGAATAAATCGAATACTTTTTCTGGAGAGAACTCAATAGATTTTATAGTGTCAGGGAATTCGTTATTTATAAAGCCACCAGGGCCTGCTTTTGCATATACATCCATCAGTCTTAAAGTCGTATGTTCATTTTGAGTTGATGTAGAAGAGGTTATTTGTTTTATTTCTTCTTCTTTTCCTGTTCGCCTAACGTAGTCTAACAACGTTTTTAGCTCTGGATTAATATCTTCAGGATCAACTTTCAATAATGATGCGAATTTTAAAATTGTATCAGTGTTTAAGGCTGTTCGGCCATTTAAATACTGACTTACTGCCCCTTGAGTAGCAAATCCCATAATCTCTGCGGCTTTTTCTTGAGTTAAGCCCAGAGATTCTCGTTTTGCTTCCCAAATGTTTCGTAAGTTTCGGGCGGCAATTTTATCTGATTCTGATATTTTTCTGTTCATTTTAGTATTTTATTTGTAATGCTAATAATTATCCAATAGCATTGCTATTGATTTATTAAATTAGCATTGCTAATATTCGGCTATTACATAAGCTGGAGGAAAACATGAAATTAGATCTGTATTTAAAAAAACAAAAAATCAGCCAAACTGAATTTGGGAAAACGGTTGGAGTAACTCAAGGGTTTATTAGTCAAGTTATTGCTGGTAGCTACTACCCTAAAGGTCGAAAAGCTATCGAATGGTCAGCAAAAACCAATTGGTTAGTAACTCCACATGATCTTAATCCAGTTGATTATCCAAATCCTTGGGATGGCTTGCCAAAAGGAGTATTCAGTATTACAGGTATCAAATTAAAAAACTGATTATGCATAATCAATTTTTCTAGCGACAGGAGACGCAAAAATGAATTTTGATATCAACATTATCAGAGCTGAAATTGAGGACTGGGCTGTAGAACAAGGGCAAGAACATGTTGCTATTGAGATTAGCCGAGCTTACTTACGATTAGTGATTAATCAAGAACATGGTCGATTACATGCCATTGAGGATCAAACGGGTAAGGCAGACTGGAAAGCAATCAATAATAACCGGCAACAGATATTCCGTTGGTTACGTGGTGATTCTCGCGCATCTCAAAGAAAAATTGCTGAGTTAATGCCAGCGATTGAAATGGCTCTACCGGCTTCGAGGTTAGCTCGAGTACGCGGAGATACCAAAAACTATTTAGCAACTGTAGCCATTCAGCGTTTTGCTGATGCTATGACTGAAATCTTATTAGAGGGTCGTGACATGTCACACCAAATAAACAATGTAGTACGCGCACTAAATGAGATATCACGCCCGACCAGCGTGCATTAATTCAAGAGGCAAGACCAATGATTAGATCAACTGAAAAAATCACATACCGCAATGGGTTTATGCTGAATGATAAACCTGCTCATATCTCAGATATCCAACATATTTTTGATGGTAGACGCGTTATTGCGTTGTTAATTTGGGAGCAGTATGAGCGAGAAAAACAAAAATTACTGTCAAAAAATTTAACCCCTGAGCAGTACCAAAATGCTTGCCGTAATATAGCTAAAGCACTGGGGGTGTAAAGTGAGAGCATCTGATTTGTTATTAGATTTTGGACGTCCAGTTGCTTATTTCCCTGGGCTAGTAAAACGTTTGGGCAGTGTAAATGCAGTAATATTTTTTAGCCAAATATTTTATTGGCAAGATAAAGCTGACTCTAAATTAGGTGTTTATAAAACATCAGAAGAAATTGAATCTGAGACGGGTTTAAGCTACCGAGAACAGCTTACGGCTAGAAAGCATTTAGTTAGCAGAGGTATTCTGGTTGAGACTAATAAACGCTTAGAGCATAAAATTTATTATCTAATTGACTGTGAAAAATTAGATTATGTCATGTCACAACCTATTGAAAATGCACCAAATGCGCAAAGCGCAACTGGGGAAAGTCACAATAGTGATTTCGCGGAACAACAAAACGAACGACCGCGACAAGACAAAACTGACGGTGGCGATGAAACAAATCCGCAGTTCGATCCTACAGAGATTACTACATATATTACTACAGATATTACTGATGGTACGTCAGGAGAACCTGACGACAAAAAATCGTCATCAAAAATTAAATTGAATTATGAAAATATTATTAATTCATATCACGATATTTTGTCTGATATGCCTGCTATCAAAGTGATGACTGATGAGCGTAAACGGAAGCTAAGAAATTTCTGGATAAAATTTAAATTCAATCAAGAGCGCTGGGAGAATTATTTATCGTATATTGCCAGTAATTGTCGATGGATGATGGAGTATCGAGATAATGGGCGAGGGGGGACATGGCGACGTAAAAATTTAGATTATTTAATTACGGAACGTTGTTATGTTGCGGTTAAGGAGGAACGTGCTAATGACAAATGATTATTTCACCCCTCCATACAATCTTGAAGCAGAGCAGGCTGTACTAGGTGGCTTGATGATCAGCACTGACGAAGATAAGCGTCAACATGTGATATCACTAGTTAAATCAGGATCATTTTATTCAAGATCTCACAGTAGAATTTTTACAGAGATAGTGAAGTTAATAAAATCTGATTATCCAACAGATATCATTACAGTTAGTGACTCTTTAACACGTAGCGGTGATTTAGAAAAAGTTGGGGGATTTGCTTACATAGCGGAGCTTTGTAGATTACCTTCAGTTGCTAACATTGTGAACTACGCTCGGATTGTACGAGACAATGCAATACAGCGTTACGCTATCAATAATCTGAATACTTGTGTAGAGATGCTAATGGCGAATGATGGTCTTGATATCAACAATAAACTATCAAATGTTCAGCAGGTTGTATCAAGCATTATCGAACACGCTAAAACAGGAAAAAGCAAAGGCTTAAGACCTGCTCTAGACGTTGTTGGAGATTGGCTTGATGATGTTGATAGGCGCTTTAGTGATCCTAAAAATGCAGTGGGTTTTACTTTAGGTATAGAGTCTCTGGATGAGTTAATGGCTCCCAAGCAGGCATTGAGAGGATCATTAATTGTTGTTGGTGCAAGACCCAAAATGGGTAAAACCGCATTTTATAATCGTGTTGCAACTCACTTTGCATTAAACCATAAGTTACCCACATTGCTTTTCAGCCTTGAGATGACAGACCGTGGGATCATTGAACGAATGATCTCTCAAGAAGGCGATGTATCTGCAGATATTTTTTATACAGGTACACATGATGATATGGAAATGGCTAGAGCATTAGCCAGAGCAAAAGAGATTGCAGAATCGAATATGTATATCGATAGCACTCCTGGTATTGATCTTAACCATATCATAGCTGAATGTCGCAAGGTTAAACGAGCTAAAGGGCAAGTAGGCCTAATAGCGATTGATTACCTTACCCTTATCAAGGCTGGTCAGGCTGAACGTCGTGATATTGCATATGGTGATATTACTACGGGGTTAAAAAATCTAGCAAAAGAAATGGATTGCGTTGTCCTGTTATTAACCCAACTTAACCGTAAATTGGAAGATAGGGCAGATAAAAGACCAACACCCGCTGATAGCCGTGATACAGGGCAAATTGAGCAAGATTGTGATGTATGGATTGGTTTATATCGTGATGCTGTTTATAACGATAATGCTGATAAATCTCTAATGGAAATTCTTCTCAGATTAAATCGTGATGGAAATACTGGTACCGCTTATGCTCAGTTGGTGAATTCTTATATTAAAAATATTAGTAAGGGGGAGGCAGAAAGGTTGTCATTTAAAGGAAATGATAATAGAAAAAGCTATGCACGAAAAGGACAACAAGCTACAGAAGCATTTTAGATAAGTTAATTAGGGCTCGACCAAGCTATTAAGTTAAATATTAGAGGCAAGACCATGACAATTAAAGACTCTCTTACTCACGAATCTCTTGTTCGTGATAATCACCCCATATTACCCGACGATGGGTTAGACCATACACTGTGTCATATTGATCGCCTCCATGCATCAGCAAGAGCGAGAACAAAAGCACCTTATCAACCTAAGGTTAAACCACAAAAAACGACGAGGTAATTATGTCTAGGCGTTCTTATTTGCCTGATGATTTACCTCACAACCGAGCTTTGTGGCCAGAAGAATATCGCGAGTTAGAACAGCTTGATTTATTAGCTAGTCGATTAATTAGACAGCTTAACAATCAAAAAATACATAGAACGCGAGTGCTGGTGGAAATTGAAAAGTCGCCTGAGGTACATCGGGAGTTTTTTAGAGATAGGTTGAATTATTGGCGTGAGGTAATGAAAGTATGAATAAGCAAAAGGAACAATCAAGACAACAATTTAAAAACTGCATTGAAGAAAATTATCCAGATGCTTGTGAAATGGCTGAGTATGCCATGTGGTTGGTATGGCGAGCATCGCGAGAAAAGTGTGTACTCAATACCAAAAACAGATTAAAAACAAAATGTTGAGTATTGCCTAAAACTCATGATTGAATGTCACCATTGAGGATATGCTAATGGCAAAAATAGTAGCAGAACGAAAAGTGAAGCAACGTAAGTGGCAAAGGAAGTCTGACGTTGCCAAGATTGATTTATTTCTTGATGAGCAAGAATTAGAAATGCGTCAAAGAAATTGTGCATTACGTAGACTAGAAGAGAGCCTTATGCTATCGGTGAATATCTTTCGATGTTAATTAAAATCGATGACGGCTCAATGATGTCGCTAATCCCAGAGCTAAATAAAAGGTGTTGTAAAAAGTGTAATGAAAAGCAATTGTCGATGGCTGAATGTTATCTCAGTGGCTGTTGTGAATGTTGGAATACGTTAGAGTCGCATGAGTTTAAGTTGTTCATATAGAGCATAGAAATAGTTTTGTGCAAGTAGTTCAGTATACTACTTGCATATGAATTATGATGCTTCGTTTACTTTATAGTTTATTAATGCACTGCCTAATTTGGGGGCAACGTGATCCCCCCATGTGTGATAGACAATAATTTGATTATCTTCTTGTGTACTAGCTATTAGTTTTGTTAAATCTGCAAGTAAACCAAAATAATCAGACATAATAGATGTATCATTATGTACTATGCTTACAAACATTAATGATGTCGGGAGTTCTTCTCGTTTGACACCAGCATTACTTAATTCATTATTCATGATTATATTGAGCCGTAAATATTTTACAAATACATGAGTAGCTATCTTTTCACATAAATCAATTGTTTCAAAGTCAAGATGAACTGCATATTTTTCAATAAAATTTTGGATTTTTTTAGTTAATTCTTCAAATGCATTCAATAAATAAATATCCCATGACATTTGAGGGAGTACTGGCGCAATGAGAGAGGTGTTTAATAATCGAACATGAGAGATATCAATATATCTAAAAAACGCTTCTAAATCTTGATTTCCATCCTCCTGTCTGCAATTAGAAGTTGCTTTAACAATGTTAAATACAACATTGGATATATCATCTATAGGTTTTCTAAGTGTTTTAATACAAGCATTTTTAATTTTATTTTTTTGCTGTTTATCTTTTTGGGATATAAACATATTAATTAAGATAACAGTAGCAATAATAGATATAAATGAGACTCCAAATCCAGATGCTAGGCTAGCAATCCATTGTTTATTTGAGTAAGTTTCATTTACTGCAAAGATGGTGAATGCCACTCCTGACATAAATAGTAATATTATCAGAGGCCATTTAAGTTGCTTGAGTTGTTCTATCACGTTTTATCCTTACATATTCAATTTGTAATCTGCAAATATTAGTTAAATATGTTATATTATATATTTATTGGTCTGAACACCCAATCCTAAACATTTGCTGTGTCAACTGAGAGTCAAGTATGGCACAGCATAGCTTTATCAAAATGTCTAACGATACTCTTGTACCAGCTAACCCTGTTACGAGAGATTTTCTGCATTCAAAAATCAAGTGTGGTGATGTGCTTTCAGCGAATTTTAAGAAAGCTCGTAACCCTCGATTCCATCGTAAGTACTTCGCATTACTCAACTTAGGCTATGAATATTGGGAGCCAGTTGGCGGTACCATTTCACCTGAAGAAAAAGAGCTTGTGCGTGGTTACATCACATTCCTTTCATATTACACGGATAATGCTGACGCGCTCTTATTAGCATCCGATATCTATCTAGAAGAAGTCGCACAAAAACGTGCGCAAAATATCTCAGCAACAAAATCATTTGATGCTTTTCGCTATTGGGTTGTAGAGCAAGCTGGTTATTACGATACGTTTGAAATGCCTGACGGTAGTTTACGTCGTGTCGCTAAATCAATCAGTTTTGCAAATATGGACGACTTAGCATTTAGCGAACTCTACAAAGCCACACTCGATGTGCTTTGGAATTTTATCCTTCGTAAGCAATTCCCCACTCAAAAAGCTGTAGAAAATGCAGTATCTCAATTATTAAGTTTTACGTAGAGGCAAGACCAATGATCAAATCAAAGACCAAAGAAGAAAGACAGTGGCTATCAGATGTAGCGGAACTGGGTTGTATTTGTTGTCGCAATATGGGGTTTGGAGCCAGTTTAGCGGAAATACATCATGTTAGAACAGGGCAGGGAATGGCACAGCGAGCCAGTCATACAGAGGTTTTACCACTGTGTCCGCCACATCATAGGGCGTGTTATGAAACCGGCTTTCACGCTTCACCTAAAACATGGCAAGAAATTCATGGTACCGAAGCGGAATTGCTCAAGCAAACCAAAGTTGAAGTAATGGTATTACGCGCTTGTCGTGTCTAGCAATATTGATAAATAAAGAAGTTGAGGTGTTTACATGATCTATCCAGAGACTAGCGGCAAGAGTGGCGAGCATTTAAGACTACGAACATTAGAAAGCACATGGATCAGAGGACGATTAACGATGTGGGGTTGTTGGGCTGCATTTAGTAAATCACCACAAGCCGCTGGTATTTTTCAGCGATTATTATCAGACCCAAAAATCACAAAGAAAGCCCTTAAAGATGCTATGCGAAGAATGAAAAAATCAGGGCTATCAGAAGAAACCTTGCAACTTTTCTTGGAAGAGTACCAGGATAAGAAAACACTTAGCAATATGTGGTTCTGTAGTGATATTGAAGGTGGAAAAATGGATAAGGTCATTTGTGCTGTTTTCGAAAAAGATCAAGGATTATTAGAAATACTGAAACTGCATTATGTATATAAAAAATCATATTTCGGCATAGCGTTAGAGCTACATGAAAAACACCCTTCAATGTCACTATCGACTTATAGGAGACGAGTTAAAACATGGTTATCTATTGCTGAATTTATGCTTTATCGACCGATGTGTGATGAATTTGACAGAGAGTATCATTATTCTGAATAAATTATTGACTTTTTGAACAATGAAGTTATAGTTTTCGTATATGCTGCGCAGAGCTTTAAACGCAAAGCAGGAAACGAATTTAAGGCCTCGCTAATTGCGGGGTTTTTTTACATGGGATTTAGGATGGATTTAATAGGGTTGCAGGAATTATTTGAAAGACAGATAAAAAGAAAAGTGAAGTCTATTGACCTGAGCAGGGAGCGTGACTCTACTTTCAGATTCCTTGTAGAGCGTGAAACTATCTCTAAATATTCAGATCCGGGCACTCAATTACTTTGGGAAATTTATTATGCAGGCGCTAACGATGCTAAGAAAAAAATGAAAATAAATCTTCCTAACCTTAAAGAAAAGCCAGAAAATTTTTATGATGCCGGTTACAATGAGGGCATTAAAGATTGCAAGAAGCATTTAATTGCACTGCAATTCACCGTTGTAGATAAGTAAGTACTGATATATCTATAAAAGCCAGCCATAGAGCTGGTTTTTTTGTATCTAAAACAGATAAGGCTTGCTGTTTCCTTTGTTCAGAGTTACATGTGTTTTCATGGCTAATAACTGTCAAGAAAATAAAGTTAGGAATGCACTATAAGCTTTATATACACCAATTAAAAAAGCAATAGGAGATATTGCTCCAGCGGACAGCATAGATAATATCAATAAACCTTTTAACTTATTACATTTTTGTAGTGTTTGCAGTACGTTGCTACCATAAGCTGAAATGGTACAAATGATTGCAAAGAACAATCCCATACAAAAACAAAAAGTCGATTGAGCTAACACTGTTAATATATTATTTGGAATTCCTTTATTCCAAATGGTTCCAAATAACGTAAGCATTGCTATAACTGCACCTCCATTGGCTAAAAACAACATTTTGACTATTTGCAAACCAGACTCAAAATTAATACGTAAATCCTCATTGTTCATTTTATTTATCTCCTCATTTATAAAAATATAGTTTAGTTATTTTACCTCAACAATCAACGGACACTCCGTAGGGGGTGTATATGCGCATGGACAAATTAACCAATGCTACCTACGGAACGGCTGGCTTAACTGCCTTTTTTGCAAGTCTCTCACTTTATGAATGGGGCTTTGTAATAGGGATGGGATTTAGCATGCTTCTTGGATTAGCAACTTATCTGATGACACGGCGAGAACAGCGAAAACGAACAGCGTTATTTGCTGAATTGGTTCATCGAAATTGTTCTAGTGATCCGCGAGAAATCGAAAAAATAGTCGGTGAGATGCTGACTAAAGCTAAAAAGGACATCTAATGAACCTAAAACAAAAAGTGACAGCTGTTGCGAGTGCTGGCGCTGTAAGTATTGCACTAACAGTGATTGGCTATTTTGAGGGCGTGCGTTATGAACCTTACCGTGATGTTGCTGGAGTTCTGACGGTTTGTTATGGCCATACTGGAAACGACATCATTCAAGGTAAGACCTATACACAACAAGAGTGTGATGAATTACTGCAGAAAGACTTTATCAGGACGCAACAGCAAGTTGATATCCTGGTTAAAGTACCAGTCGATGATAAAACAAAAGCTTCTCTATATTCCTTTGCTTTTAATGTCGGTACCACGGCTTTTGCACGTTCTACATTGCTTAAGAAATTAAATGCTGGTGATCAGAATGGCGCTTGTGAAGAAATGAAAAGCTGGGTTTATGCTGGTGGAAAGGTGTGGCGAGGGTTGGTCAGTCGTAGAGAGGCGGAGTCAGCGTTATGCAATGGAAGTCTTTAATCATCATCGTCGGTTTTATTCTTACATTACTCATCTCGGTCGCTAGTGGCATTTATCTCTCAATTGATAATTCATGTATTAACGATAAAGCAAGCTTAGACAAACGCTGTCAGATTGCTCTCTCACATCATCGGTACTAATTATGAAACACTGGAAACTTTACATTGTCGTTGTGATGGTGGGGATTGTTGCTGGTGGTTGTGCGCTGATTAATGCACAAGCGAAAAGAATTAACACACTGACAGAAAACAACAAAGAACTGACTACCGCACTCGAAGAGCAGAAGGATATCAATATTGACTATCAAGCACGCATAGAGCGACTAAATCAACTTGATACAAGGCACACACAGGAGCTTGTTAATGCAAAGAATGAAATTAGTCGCTTGCGTGATATTAGTGAGCGTAATCCTGAACGGGTGTACATCCGAGCCAGTTGTCCGAAAGACGAAACCAATTCAACCTCCGGCATGGATGATGCAACCACCGCCAGACCTACTGACTCCGCTGTCAGAAATTATTGGCTACTCAGAGAGCGAATTGCAGAGTCAGAACAGATGATTAAAGGGTTGCAGGATTATATCAAACAAGAATGCATGGAATAAAAAAAGCCCAGCATGGGGGCTGGGCAATACTAGCAAGATATCAATTAAAGTGTAGCGATAGCTACTTAGTATAGCTTAAGTAGGTATATATACCAGATTGATTATTCCTATTTATCTCCCACTTAAATAAACAGCACAATATAAAAATAACCCTGTGAGTTTGATTTCACAGGGTGGCTGAATTTAAGCAAAAAATAAATACTCATTAATCATACTGCTATTTTTATTTCGTGCCAATAGAAGAAGGCGTAGCGTTGTCGCCGTCTCTTATGTTAGCCATGACCTGTTTTATTCTCAGCAGATAGCGCATAGTGAGAGTCAAAAACAATGAATACCGCCATTTTGTTATTTTTCGGTCATTATCAGCAACGTCAGCTGTAGGTAGAAGAAAGGGCGTGACAACCGGAGAGACGAGTACAATTCATAAGAGTCAATCACAAAGCCTATTTTAACGAATGGGCTTTTTAATAGGCTAAGGAGATAAACACAATGGCAAAACCGGATTGGGGGATGCTACAACAACAGTTCCTCGCCGAACATGCTATAACAGGAATATCCCCTAAAGAGTGGTGTGAATCGCAAGGACTGAAATACTCAACAGCACGACGATATATCAAAATATCCCGTGCGCAGAATGCGCAAAAAACTGCGCACAAGAAATTGCGCACTGCGCAGAAAAAAGAATGCGCAAAAGAGCCAATGTGCAAGAGTGATATACCCACTGCGCAGAGTAATGGATCAAGTAATGCGCATGATGATGAAAACACCTTTAGTCTGCGCAATTACGGGCTAACTGAACAACAGATTAAATTTGTTAGTGAATACCTTATCGACTTAAATCGAACAGGAGCATATAAGCGAGCCGGTTATAAAGGCGAAGGAAATACAGCTTATGTCAATGCTACTCGTATGCTAAGAAATGCTAAGGTTTCACGAGCAATCACTGACGCATTAGCAGAACGGGAACGCAGAACAGAGATAACCCAAGATGCCGTATTAAAAATATGGTGGGATATCGCAACGGCAGACGTTAACGAGCTGACCGAATATCGACGCTTATGTTGCCGTCATTGTTGGGGCTTTGGTTTCAATTACCAGTGGCGTGATTCGATAGAGTTTGAAGATGCTACCAAGAAAGCGCTCACAGCCAATAAACCGCCTCCACAAGATGTGGGTGGTTACGGTTACGATGAAACATTAGATCCAAATCCTGATTGCCCGCGCTGTAACGGTGCTGGTATTGGTCGTGCGTATTTTCATGATACACGTGATTTAACAGGGCCAGCTCGTCGAGTGTTTGCTGGCGTGAAAGAAGGGAAGTTTGGTGTTGAGGTGATTACTCGTAATCAAGATGAAGCGCTTAAGATGGTTGCACAGCATTTAGGTATGCTGAAGAACAAGACGGAATTAACGGGTGCCGATGGTGGACCTATCAAAACAGAGATAGCTAACTTGTCACCTCAAGAAGCATCTGACGCATATAAGCAAATCATGGGGTAAATTGATAAAAATAGCGGTTTCATTGAAAAATTAGGCTATGCAAAATCACACCTATTTTATGCACGTTTTATTCATTCTAAATTGTACCTATTTCAATAGATAACTTAGATAAATAGCGCTTACACATAGAAAATACACTCAGTTGATTTTCGGTAGGGCGTGTAAGCACGATTATGTTAAATAGATATTGGATTAAAGAAATTTACTATGCCTATCCCATTCCCGTTTGATTTTAAAAACCCTGACTACCCGCAGGTATTTGAATGGCGAATGGAACGATTAACACGAATTCGCCAAAATCCAGAATCTATACCAGCACTCAACGCTTATTACAAAGATAATCCAGCTCAATTTATTATTGATTGGGGAATGACGTATGACCCACGAAACCCTGAGAGAGGATTACCGTCATATATCCCATTTTTATTATTTCCTCGACAAGAGGAATGGATTGAATGGTTTATCGAACGATGGAAAGGGCAAGAGCCTGGTATTACAGAAAAGACGCGTGACATGGGTATGAGTTGGCTAACGGTCGGCTTATCTTGCACTGTATGTAATTTTAATCGTGGTATTAGTGTCGGCATAGGTAGTCGTAAAGAAGAGTATGTCGATAAAATCGGGGTACCTAAATCACTGTTAGAGAAAGCCCGTATCTTTATGTCTTATCTGCCGGCTGAATTTCGTTTTGGTTGGAATAGAAACAAAGACGCACCACACATGAGAATAAAATTTCCTCATACTGACTCAATCATATCGGGTGAGTGTGGTGATGGTATTGGGCGAGGGGATCGCGTAAGTTTTTATATTGTTGATGAGTCCGCTTTCCTCGAAAGGCCATCTCTTATTGACGCTTCTTTATCAGCCACAACTAACTGCAGACAAGATATTTCAACGCCAAATGGAAATGCTAATAGCTTCGCTATCCGTAGGCATAGCGGAAAAATACCAGTATTTACATTCCACTGGAGAGAAGACCCAAGGAAAGACCAAGCATGGTACGACAAGCAGGTTGAAGTTTTAGATCCCGTTACAGTCGCTCAAGAAATAGATATAGATTACAACGCATCCGTTGAAGGGGTGATTATTCCTTCTGCATGGATACAGTCTGCAATAGACGCACATATCAAGTTGGGAATTGAACCAACAGGTAAGCGCCTTGGTGCTCTTGACGTAGCAGACGAAGGTATAGATAAAAATGCCTTTATATCAGGTAAAGGAATATTGGTAGATGCTTGTGAAGAGTGGAGTGGGAAAGGTGCTGATATCTACCAAACCGTGGTTAAGGCAATCAATTTAGCCAGTGATTATGGTTGTAGTGAGGTTCTATATGATGCTGATGGTATTGGTGCCGGTTGTCGTGGTGATTCAAGACAAATCAATGAAGAACGGAAGTTAGCTGGTTTAAATCCTGTTACCTTTTCTGCTTACAAAGGAAGCTCTGGTGTACTAAATCCGGATAAGATTTTAATGAAAGATGCCAGCGGTAGAAATATTACGAATAAGGACTTTTTCCAAAACTTTAAATCTCAATCTTGGTGGCATTTGCGGACATTGTTTTTAAATACTCATAGAGCTGTTAATGGTATGAAATATGATCCTGATGAGATTATTTCGTTATCTTCAAAGATGTCATCTTTATCGAGATTAACTTCCGAACTCTGCCAGCCAACGTACACAAAAAACTCAGCAGGTAAAATCGTCGTTGATAAAAAACCTAACGGTGCTAAGTCTCCAAACTGTGCTGATGGCTTAGTCATTCTTAAATCTCCTGAGAAAAGAAGCGGTAGTTTCTTCACAACTAAGAGGTAATTCTATGTGGTGGCCGTTTAAGAGGCGAAAAACAGAACCACTCGCACCGGTTAAACGGTCAGCATTCACAACTGACTTATATCCTGCGCTGGCGCGAGAACAGGGCTTTGATGGGATTAATTTACCCCAACCCACAATTGCAGGTGTTGCGATGGATAGCATTGATAGCTATGTGCCCTCATTTAAAGGTGAGCAGGTTTACGGTGTGCCAGAGTCACAGGCCTCATGGTATGCCTCACAAATGTTTATCGGCAACAATATGTGTGCGGTTATCGCTAAACACTGGCTGGTGGATAAAGCCTGCAATATGCCCGCACGTGATGCGATACGCCAAGGCTACGATATTGATTGTGATAACGACGATGATCGTGCTATCAGTAAAAAGCTTCGCAAACGAGATAAAAAATACCGCATTACACATCAGCTTAAAGAACTGGTTCACTTTGGGCGTGTATACGGTGGTCGTTTAGCGTTATTTGTTGTTGAGACATCAAACCCGAAAGAGTGGTATGAAAACCCGTTTAATATCGATGGCGTGACCAAAGGCATGTACAAGGGGATTAAACAGATTGATCCACAATGGGTAACACCTGATTTAACGGACGCCAATGTTCAAGATCCTGCTAGCATGGATTTCTACGAGCCAACCTATTATGTGATTGGTGGGCGCAAGTATCACAAATCTCACTTTATTAAGTTTGTACCGTTTCCTGTACCTAACGTGCTTAAGCCAATATACAACTACTTTGGTGTTTCTGTTCCTGAGCGCATTTATGAGCGTGTCTACGCTTCAGAACGTACCGCCAATGAAGCGCCACAACTGGCAATGACTAAGCGTTTACTCACGATGGGGATCGCAGACCTTGAGTCGGCAGATAAGAGTATTATCAATGAAAACATGCTCTATTTTATGGAGATGCGCGATAACTACGGTGTGCAAATGACGGGCAGTGGTGACACTGTTCAACAGTTCGACACCTCATTAGCGGATTTAGACGCCACGATTATGACGCAATATCAGCTTGTGGCATCGGCTTCTAATGTACCGGCAACAAAGTTATTAGGTACTACACCGAAAGGCTTTAACTCAACAGGGGAATACGAAGAGGCTAATTACCGCGAAGAGCTTGAAAGTATCCAATCAAACGACCTTGAAGAGCTATTACAGCGTCATTACGACATGTTAATGCGTAGCGATGGTTTACCTGTGACAGAAATCTCTATCACATGGGCGCCACTTGATAGCCCGACGGCTGTTGAGAGTGCGGATATTGAACTGAAAGAAGCGCAGACCGATGTGGCACTGGCTTCGACGGGTGCGATAGATGGGTTAGATATCCGTAAAAAACTGGCCAGCAATAAAGAGTCCTGCTATTACGGCATTGAAGTGAACGAGGCAGATTATGTCGAGGCGAATACGAGTACGAACGAAGCGAGCGCAATGGGCAATTTCGCGTCAAGCGGTCATGAAGGGGAAACCTCTGCAGTATTCAGTCGCCCCAGCTAGTCGTTATCAAGGTGACATGTCACGACTCATTAATGCAATGATTAAAGACTATGAAAAAGTGTTTAGTGAATTAAATGACGACTTTGAAGGTTTTACGATGGATGCCAGCTTTGCCAGTCAAACACGCATCTGGCTTAATCGGCTAAAACGCAAATGGGATAAGATTTTTAAACAAAAATCCACAGAGATTGCGGATAAATTTGTTTCCCAAGTCGATATAGGCGCAAAGCGTAATTTAGATGATTCTCTCAAACAGTTGTCAGGGGGGATCACCATCAAAACCCCAGCCATGCCCGAAGCCCTGAAAGATAAAATTATTGCCTCTACAGCTGAAAACGTATCGTTAATTAAATCTATTCCACTGCAATTTCATCAACGCATTGAAAGTGTTGCATTACGTTCTATTAGCCAAGGTGGTGAGGGCGCAAAGATGCTATTAGAGGAAATTAGGCATACAGGCAGTGTGACTGAAAAAAGGGCGAATTTTATCGCTGTTGATCAAACACGAAAAATCACGACTGCAGTGAATTATGAGCGTATGAAATCTGCCGGTATTCGTAAGGCAGTTTGGCATCACTCGGCTGGTAGTGCCGAACCGCGTGAATTACATCTGCGTCTGGATGGTGAAGTGTTTGATTTAGATAACCCACCTGTGATTGATGAACGGACAGGTGAGCGTGGCTTGCCCGGACAATTACCAAACTGTAAGTGCTTCTGGACACCCGTAATAGATTTCGGTGAGGAGACATGACCAAACGACAATATGATTTAAACGGCTGGCTGGAAGTGAAAGATAACCCCATCTCTAAAGTTGGGGTTTTTGATTATTTAGGGTTTGAAATTGGCGCACCGATACCCGAAAAAATTTACAAGGTGTATCGCCCACAAGAAGAATTGGCCAGCACAGAGACAATTAATTCTTTCAAATTAATGCCCTTTGTTGATGAGCATGAAATGTTAGGGAAAGACGGTACACCCGCGGAGACAAAGGGGATACAAGGGGTCATCGGGGAGCGAGTCTATTTTGAATATCCCTACCTCAGAGGCAATATCAAAATCCTGTCTAATTCAGCGCTTAACCAAATTGAAGGAGGAAAAATTGAATTATCTCCGGGTTATCGCTGTGTTTACGATTTCACACCAGGCGAATTTAACGGTGAACGTTATGACGCCATACAACGGCATATTAGAGCCAACCATCTTGCGTTAGTTGATGAAGGTCGCACTGGCGCTGATGTTGCTGTGCAAGACCATTCCGTTATTACCATAGACACAAAGGAACTTATTCGCATGAACGAAGAAGAAAACAAAGAGAAGCAAACCACTGATGAAGGTGCCTTTACGCCCGAGCAATTGGAAGCGTTAAAAGCCATTATCAAGGAAGTCATCACCAGCACTCAACCTGCAACAGATAATGATCCAGAAGAAGAGAAAAAACCTTCAACTGATTCTGATCCTGACGAAGAGCAGAAAGCAGAAGAAGCAGTGGAAAAAGCCGAAATTGCCACAGAAGAGGCTGAATCTGGCGAACCTGAAGCAGTCGAGAAAGCCGAGGTCGCCATTGAAGAAGCTGTCGAAGCGATTGAAGAAGCCAAAGAGCATCTTGACCAAGCCACTACCGATGGACTTCATCGTCGTTTAAAACGCTTAAATCGTAGCATGACCGCCATGGACGAAATGGCATCGCTAAAACGTAAAATTAAGCGATTAGAAAAAGCCAAACCCGCAATGGATACGGGGGAGTTACTCAAACAAATCGGTGCGCGTGATTCGTTAGCGCATAAATTAACGCCATTTATTGGTGTGTTTGACCACTCAGCCATGACTCAACAACAAGTTGCAGAGTACGGTGTTGAAAAACTGGGTATTCAATGCAGTAAAGGCACAGAAGCCATTGCTCTTGATGCTTGGATGCAAGGGCGTGTGCCTGATTCTCAAAAGCCCAGCTCAACAATGGACTCTGCAGTGAGCAATAAATCAATTATGGATAAATGGGGAGCTAAATAATGGCAATTCCTAAATCAGTAGCAGATGGCTTAATTTCTGGTGTTGTCGGTGAAATTAGTCATGCAGGTCCTATTCGCGCTGTTTCCGCCATTCTCAGTTCAGCAGATGAAAAGCTGAATATTTTCGGTCGCGCCTATACCTACAAAGATGATTCCGTGGAATCTGTTCAAGTCGGGGGTAAAGGGGCATTTGCGGGGATCATGATTAACCCTAAAGCCTATCGTATCGAAGAAGTATTCGCTCGTAATGGTACGCAGGGCGAATTCCTGACAATGGGGGAGGTTTTCGTTGAACTAAAAGAAGTGGCAGGAAAAATCAACGCACCGGTGGTTTTTGATGAAGCTGACGGCTCATTATCTTCTAAAGCCACCATTAGTGCCGGTGATCGTGTCATTGGTTTTATCAGCCGGCACCTTGAGTCAACAGAAAGTGCTCACTTGGGCATTATTCGTTTAACAGAAATCCCATATCCAGCATCTCCAAAGGAAGGTGAATAATGCCAGCCAGTAAAATTAAGTTTCACATGTCTGGTCGTGATGTCAAAAAACATGGCCAACTAAATATTAACCCTGATCAGAAATGGACATACGGGGAATTAGCGCAAATCGGCTTTGGTGGTTTTTCTGCGATGGACTCCGCAATTAGCGGTGGTGCAATGCAGGGGGGCTTAATTCAACGCGAAATGTTGCAACACGTTTTACTAGGTGTCATTCGTACCGCAACGCGTGTGCGTGTGTTAGATGAAATCACGGGTATTGTTAATGCGGGCGAATGGCATGATGAAGAGATCATTCTGAATGTGGCGACACCAACGGGTAAAGCCGAGCTTTATGGTGATCATACCAATGTGCCATTAGCGTCTTATGCGCAAGACCAAGAGCGCCGTGGTCTTGTTCGTTTCGAATTAGGTTTCCAAGTGGGGAAATTAGAAGAAGCGCGCCAATCGTCTGCAGGCTTTGTTGCTATGGAAGAAAAGCGCAATTCAGTGACTGAATCATTAGAGCAAGGGCGTGAGCGAGTGGGTTACTACGGGTTTAATAGCCCTGAAACACGCGTCTTTGGTTTGATGAATGAGCCTAACTTACCCGCCTATGAAACCGCAAAAGGCAAATGGAAAGGGGGAACCTTTGCAGATATTACTGCTGATATTACCGATATGTTCTCGCGCATTGAAACGAGTTCTGGCGGTATTATCAAAGATGATACGCCAATCACCTTAACATTACCGTTGGGCTTTCGTTCTGCTCTGAATGTGGCTAATCCTGTCGCACGCGGTGAAACAGTCAAACAATGGATAAATGAAAACTATCCAAATATGCGTCTGGTTTTCTCTCCTGAATTTGTCGGCGCAAATGGTGGGGCTGATGTGGCCTATATGTTCGCAGATAGTATTGATGATGGTTCAACGGCAACCAGTGCGGTGATCTTGCAAGTTGTGCCTGTGAAATACCAGTTATTAGGTTCACTCAACCAAATTAAAGGGTATATGGAAGATGCAACCAATGCGACTGCAGGTGTATTTGTGACCCGTCCGTGGGCGGTGACACGCTTAACTGGCATTTAATCTTACCACTTCTCTTTTTGCGCCCTCATTTGAGGGCTTTTTTATATCTAAACAACAGGAGAGCACTCCATGCCTCTTTACGCATATTGCACCTTATCAAATGACCAGAACTATACCGTGAAAGACGGGAAAGTGTTTATTGCCGGTCAAGCGAACGTGATGACCAAACACATGTACACACCACGTGGTCGTGTGACGGAAATTTCTGACGAGCAATACAAACAGCTCAAAGAAAATCACGTTTTCAATCTTCATTGTGACAATGGGTATATTACCGTTGAAGAACGCAAAGAAGATCCCGAAAAAGTTGCTACCAATATGGAAGCGAGCGACCAATCAGCTCCTGACACACCAGAATCGTTAGAAGCTGAAAAGTTAGACGTTCCTAAAACCAACAAAAAAGGTAAGTGATCATGGAGACGAGCACATTTCCTTTAACGTCATTCCGTGTGCTCTATCCGCAGTTTAACGGTGTGGGTGATGATGAAATAGATATCATTGCTCAATCTGCGTTGAACTATTTCTCTGCCTGTAAGGGTGTTTGCACTAACGAGCTGTGGATGCTCGTGGTTGCACACATGCTAACACTCAGAAAAATGATTGCTGATGATGAGTCGCCTACCGGTGTGGTGACGAGTGTGACTATCGATAAAGTGAGCGTGTCATTTACGGCACCGCCTGCCGGTTCGGATTGGTCGCACTGGTTTAAAATGACCACCTTTGGCCAGCAGTTTCTTGCACTGATCAAACGTTGTAGCGTCCCTCAATATTTGGGTGGTGGTGGCGAACGTTCAGCATTTCGTGGTGTAGGTGGGCGATTTACGCGAGGAGGGCGATTACGTTAATGACTAAATTAGCGCAATTAAAAGCGGTTTACGATGAATTGGCTAAAAAGCGATTAAGTGTTGGTTTTTTTGAACACGCAAAATATCCCGATGGAACACCTATTGCTTATGTTGCCTCTATTCAAGAGTTGGGCTATCCGGCTGGTGGCATTCCTCCTCGCCCATTTTTACGTCCGACCATGAATGACAAAAAGCAGGATTATAGTCAGTTAATTTTTCGTGCTGTGAAAGCCTCTATTAAGGGAAACATCACGCTGGATAATGGGCTGACACAAATTGGTGCGACGGTAGCGGGAGATGTGAAAATGGCAATTAAAGCAGTCACCACCCCAGCGCTGGAAGAGTCAACGGTCAAAGCAAGAGTACGTCGCCATAGCAAAGGTAAAGCCACGGATAAGCCGTTAGTTGATACCGGCCAAATGCTTCAAGCCGTGTCATTTGTCGTGGAGGATAAATAATGTTTGGTAACTTAAATCGTATTGCTTCACGTTATATTCCCCAGCAAAAGGTGCTTTGGTTTCGATTTAAAGAACGGGCACCCGATGAACGAGGGAATGACCAAAATTATTATTATGATCCGATAGAAGTTCGTGGCAGTTGGCAAGCGGTCGATACCCAAGATGTTCAATCCATGGGATTAGATACGAGCCAAGTGTACCGACGCTTATATACCTCTCATGATATTAAAGCTGTGCAACGAGGAACATCTCCTGATTTCCTTGTATTCAATGGTCGAAAATATGATGTGGTGGGTGATGCAGACTGGTACGAACAAGACGGTTGGAAATCGGTGATCTGTATCGAGGCGGGTACTTATGACGGATTATGAAGTTGATGTCGCCATTCGAAAACAGCTCTTGTTGCAGTTAAAAGTGGTCGGTATTGATATCTCCGTTAAAGCTGGTTTTCAATCTACTAAGCAAGGCCGTGAAGATAATATGGTGATGTTCTTTCCCATTAATGAAAACGGCTACGGCTGGCAAGGGCGTATATATAACGTTCAAGGCAATAAAGCCAATCACCAAGAAAACCAGTTATCCGAAAAAACGTACCAAGTTCAGGCTTTCGTTACCCAGTTAGGCCATTATTCAGCGAGTGATATTACCGCTATTGTCAGAATGATCGCCAATTCATTGCCCTTTGTTGAAGCTCTCCGCAAACAAGGCATTGGCGTTCAGCGAGCAAGCGGTATTCGAACACCTTATTTTCTGAATGACCAGGGCAACTACGAACAAAACCCCTCATTTGATTTCAATGTGACATTTAATCGCACACTTCATCCTGATACAGACGCCGTGAGTGCGTTGTATCCTGATATTTATCGTATTTAAGGAACGTTATGTCTATCAAACAAACTCGCTATGTTGATATCGCGAGTGCGGTGATTGGCGCGTCTGCTGTACCGATGCGTAAGCTCACGGCTCGTGTTTTTTCAACAAACCCTAAAATTCCTGCTGGTAAAGTGCTTGAGTTTGCCAGTGGCCAAGTAGATGACTTATTAGGTACTGACTCCCCCGAGGCGCATTTTGCGCGTCAGTATTTCAGCTATGTCAGTCCAGCACCGGCAAGTAAGCCGAAAGAACTGCAAATTGCCTCTTATGAGCCTGTTGGTCGAGCGCCTACCTTGTTTGGCGAAAAGACAGGCGATTTAGCTGATTTAAAACTGATTAATGAGGGTGAACTCAATATCACTATCGGCAAGGTGACCAAAACAATCACTGGAATTGATCTCTCTGAAAGTACGTCATATGCGGATGTTGCAACAGCTGTACAAGCGAAATTAAATGCAGAAAGCGAGCCTCAATTTGCTAGCGCTTATGTCACATTTAATTCGCTGGATAGTGCCTTTGTCATTAGCGGTGGCGTACAAGAGCGTGCAGATATTAGTGTGCGTCAATCGGTACTTGCTGATGCAATGAATATTAGCCACGGCACATCATCAGCCGGTAATCCAGCGCAAACTCCGTTACAAGCCTTTATTGCTTCTGAGGCTGTTTCTGACTCTTTTGGTAGCGCAACGTTTTTAACGGAACTCTCATTAGAGCATGCCGTAGAGTTGGCGCAGTACGTGGCAGGTGAAAACGTGAAGTATCAATTGCACTTGTCTGTAACCAATCAAAATGCAGAAGATTTTAGCGGGGCGCTGGTGGGTACGGCTTCAACGGGCTTAAACCTAAAAACAGCAGATAACTTCTTTGTTCAAGCGTTACCTATGGCCATTATGTCCGCCACGGATTATGACCGAACCAATGCGACAACAAACTATATGTATCGTCAATTTGGTGTCACATTCCCATCGCAAATCACGACCGATATCGATGCGGATCGCTTAGATAAACTACGGGTGAACTATTACGGAGAAACGGCGGTATCGGGTTCACATATCAGTTTCTATCAACGTGGCTTCTTATGTGGTGGGGTTGCCAACCCATTAGATATGAGTGTCCATGCCAACGAGCAATGGCTAAAAGCCTATATTGCGCAACAGTGGTTTAGTTTACTTATGGCCACACGCGGAGTACCCGCCAATAAAGACGGTGAAGCACGGGCGATGATGGTGATTGCGGGGGCGGTGACCAAGGCGATTAATAACGGCTCGATCCTAGCGGGAAAAACCTTAACCGATGTGCAAAAAATTGCAGTGACAGACGCTTCTGGTGATGATTTAGCGTGGCACGATGTACAAAACAAAGGTTATTGGTACAACGCTCAAATTGTTGAAAATACAGGACCCTCTGATTTACCCGAGTACGTGATGAAATACGTATTGATTTACGGTAAGGGCGACTGGGTTCGTAAAGTCGAAGGCTCTCACAACTTAGTGTAAGGAACACAATATGCATGATGTATCAGCAACTGGCTTGAGTATTGTTATTCAGGCTCATAAAACCTTTCCCGCCGGTATTCAAATTACCGCCTTCGCAGATGATGCCGATCCGTTAGATTTGCCTGCCGTGGACATTGCGCAAACAGGAATGGATATCAACGGTAATTTGGTGACATGGTCAACGCCAACACCTCAAACGGTCACCATTAACGTCCTAGCAGGCAGTGAAGAAGACGAAAACCTCGCTATCTTACTGGAATCGAACACTGCACGACGTGGACAACGGCATGCAGGGGATATTATCACCATGGTCGCTTCGTATGGTGATGGCTCAACAACCACGGCACGCAACGGCAAAATTACCAATGGTAGTCGTGGTAGCTCTGTTGCCAGTGCAGGACGACACAAATCCAAAGCGTATACCTTCGTATTTCAAGACTTCGATCGCACTCGCGCACGTTAATTCTAGGCGGTTATTCCGCCTTTTTTTATGGATATTAATCATGTTAATTAAACCGAAAGAAATTACGATCACCGATGCTGATCGTGAAGAGCACACTTTTATTATTAGCCGATTACCGGCAACGATTGGACGTGAAATTCTGGCAAAATACCCTTTATCCAATGCACCTAAAATTGGCGACTATGAAGTCAGCAAAGAAGCCATGTTAAAGATGATGGCGTATGTTGCTGTCGAAAAAGAGGGGCAAGAGATTTATCTGAAGACCAGCACCTTAATTGATAACCATGTGCCCGATGGTGAAGCCCTTATTCGTCTAGAACTGGAAATGTTGAAGTATAACACCAGTTTTTTCGGCAAAGACGGGAGCCAAGGTTTCCTCCAATTCCTGCTCAACAAAATCACCGGTTCACTCCCGTCGATTATAAAAACGCTGATGGCTTCTTTGCCGTCATCATCTCAGCCGGTTTCGCCACGCTCACCGAACTCAAAACGTCAATAGATTTAGAAGAGGCGTTTGATTTATGGGAGATCGCCATTACCAATCGTTATAACGAAGCGCTGGCTTCATCGAAAGGATAGCTTATGGCTTTGCTAGATACCTTTGTTCAAGTATTCGAATTTGATACCCGCCAAGCCGATGATGCGTTTAATCGGGTGAGTAAATCGACCGATGACATTATCGCTGAGATGAAAAAGGCGCAACAATCGGCAACGATGGGAGCTGATGGGTTTACGCAATTTATTCAAAATCTATCCGCACAATTGACAGAGTTATCATCAAACTCAGTCGATATTCATGTTAATAGTGACACATCCGGAGTTGCCGATAACCTGATTGCGGAGATAGATCGCATTAAAGAAAGTGCGACGGACAATTCGCAATCGGTGAATGACTTTATTCAAAGTGTGATTGCCAGTATTGAACAGTTGTCCGCAGGGGAGGCAATAAATATCGAGGTTGAGGCAGATGGTACACAAGAAAAAATAGCCTCAGTCACTGCTAAAATTGATGAACTAAAATCATCAATAAACTTGCTTGATATCCAACGTAACGAACTGTCACAAGGCGTAAATGAAAGCAGTGTTTCATCTGAAACGCTCAATGCCCAATATCAACAGATGCAAGATGAGTTATCCCTTCTCAATAATGAATTGGTGTCGCTCACTGATGCAGAGAAAAAGAACCGTGAAGGTAAAGAGGTCATTGATGCCATTGTTACCGCATTAAATGCCGATTATACGCAATTTATTGAAACGATGCGGACAAAAGGTATAAAGACAGCGATTGATGAAGCTAAAGCCCAAGAGCATCTACAAAAAGAACTTTCAGAAACCGGCTCTAAATATCAAGAGGCCGGAAGTTCTGTTGCAGGATTTGCGAAAAAAGCACTTGGCGCTGTCGGTATTGTGATGAGTATTGGCACTATTTTTGCTGAATCTGTTTCTCGTTCTCAAGAAATTGAAACGCTGGACAAGCTGGGTAAACAAATCGGCGTTGCGACTGCAGACGTTGATGCGTTTTCTGGTGCGATCGCTGAGTTAGGTGGTTCTAGAGAGTCTGCACAAGCCGATTTATCCGCGATGGCGAAATCGTTCGGTAATACGAAAGACTCAATGGAAAAGGTACTTCAAACCGCGGATAAAGTTCAAGGCATGAGCTTTGATAAAGCGAAGAAAACACTGGAAGGCATGGGGGTATCGGACGAAAAAACCATTGAGTTAATGATGAAAGGGCGCAAAGAACTAGAGCGCACAATGGGTATTCAAAAAGAGTATTCAGGCATTAGCAAGGAGAGTATTGAAAGCTCAATTAAATTTAATAGTGCTATGGGTAAATTTAAGCAGTCATCAGGAATGCTTAAAAATAGCTTTTTAGAAATGGTCATTCCTGCACTTGCAAAAGGACTGGATTGGCTAACTAAATTTATTTCTTTTTGCAAAGAAAATAAAAATTTATTAATAGGTTTTTTCTCAGCCATTGGTTTGGCCGTAGCACTTTATTACGTTCCCCCTATGTTAGCTGCTGCATCAGCAACACTTGCAGCAACATGGCCGATTATCGCTATTATTGCCATTATTGCGCTTTTAGCTATGGCATTTGCGATTGTTTATGACGATATCATGAACTTTATCGACGGCAATGATTCAATGATTGGGCGTATTCTCGACAAATATCCACAGCTAAAAGTCGTTATTCTTGCACTATGGGAAACATTCAAAAAGCTCTTTGAATATCTAAAAGCTATCGTTGGTGTTGTGGCAGATATTGTTGTCGCTGGTTGGGATCTAATGGCATCAGGCTTAAAAGCTTATGTTAAGTATTTGCTGAGTTGTATTTCAGTCATTGCAGGTTGGGGTAAATCCTTTGCGGGTGTATTTAATACAGTCAGTGATGCCGTTGTGAGTGCGTTTGAATGGATGTGGGAGCAAGTCGAAAAAATTATTGGTTGGGTAAATACAGGACTTAATGCGGTTAAAAATGGTTGGAAATCCGCCAAAGAGTTTTTCGGTTTTGGAGGTGATGAAGCTGAAATTAAAATTACCTCTGATGATGCGAGTAATTATTTAAGCGCCTTATCGGCAAAACGTAATCAGGTAGCAAGTGCAGGAATAGATACATCAGAAATTGATAAGGAAATTATTGAACTCAAGAAGCAATTAGACAATGGACTAGACGCATCAAAAATTATAGCGGATGTTGAGGAGGCGAATAAACGTTTAATGATGGCAAGCCATGATGCAATGAATCCTATTACCAGCCAAGCTATTAGCAATCAATCCAATGTGAAGAATGAAAGTAACGTAAGTATTGGAGAAATTAAGGTTGAAACTCAAGCCACAGATGCGCAGGGTATGGCATCGGGCGTAAAGGATGCATTGCAAGATCAACTCGCCGATTTCAATCAGCAAAACTCAACGGGGGTAGCAAAATGATCACAGAGGTCAAAATTTTTGATTTAGCGTCGTTTTCTACACTGTTTGATAGCGTGAGTCCGATTCAAATCAATGTAAGAGATGAGCATAAGGCAACACAATTTCAAGTTGAAAGTGGTGAAACTCGCAGTGATCATGTGATCATTAACCCCGTTGAGATTGGTATAGATTTGCTATTAACGGGAGAGATGAAAAACATCTTCTCATCGATGCAACAAGCTTTTGACGAACACAAACTTGTTGGTATTCAAACCCGAGTAAAAACCTATCAACCAATGTTATTAACGGGTTTTAATCATGATGAAATACCCGACATGATAGATGCGATAAAACTGTCGCTACGGTTTGTTGAGTGGCGCACCGTTGAGCCTGAATACGGAGATTTACCGCCTCGATCCACTCAAAAGCCAACGCAGTCATCAACGGTAAATCGGGGAAATGTGCAAACAAAAGACGCCGATACTGAGACTAAGAAAAAAGGTTCGGTCGCAACACGTATCGCAGATGGGGATTGGAGCTTCTAATGAAAGTCATACCCTTAAAAGCTATTCCAAACCAACGCTTATCCGTCAATTTGGAAGGTGTTAATTGGACGTTGACAATAAAAGCCGGTCGCCATGCGATGTATCTCGATATTGAACGAGAAAGTGAGGTTATCGCCGTCGGTATGCGTGCGGTGGCAAACACACCTATCATTCCTTATCGCTATCTGACTGATGGTACAAATTTAGCGTTTATAACAGAAAATGATGATCTGCCCTGGTATGAATCATTTGATAGAACCCAATCATTAATTATTTGGAGTGATGATGGACTTACGACGAATACGGGTGGGGATTGAAGTTGCAGAACGATTGCAATGGTATGAAGGATTGCGTATTAAAGCCAACGGTACCAAGTATGCAAACCCCTTACAAAATGAATGCATAGTTAGCATTGATGGATTGAATGCCCACACTCGAGATTATCTTCTCACTGAAACTAGCCCTTATCATAAAAGCAAACAAACTCGCCGTCTTTACCTTGAAGTAGGACGAGTCAATACCGGATTATTTCGTATCTTTACCGGTGATATTGTCAGTGCAGAAATTGCCTCGCCTCCTGATGTTACGTTAACCATTAAAGCCAAAACTAATAATACCAGTTCAGGTGATATTGTTTCTTCCAGTGGTGGTGCCATGCAGAAAATGAGCGAGATCGCATCATCGGTGGCGAAGGATTGCAAGGTTAGATTGGACTTTCAAGCCACCGATAAGAATATTGCCAATTGGTATTTTTGCGGTTCAGCGTTACAACAAGTACAACGACTGCAGGAAGCAGGAAACGTTAAAGCCTTTATTGATGATGATACGTTGTTTGTCAAAGATGATAACCAAGCCTTAAAAGGTCGTCTGCGCATTCTTAGCATGAAATCAGGCATGGTGGGTATACCGAAAGCCACCGAAAAAGGGTTGTCTGTTACCTACTTAATTGATGGCGCTTCAGAACTAGGGGGAATGCTACGACTTGAGAGTAAATTCAATTCCGCACTTAATGGTGACTACATCATTGAACAACTGAAATTCGATGTTGCTTCACATGATGATCCTTTCTTTTATCAGGCTACCTGTAAACGAGCATAATCATGAATAAACCCAATACTGATATTGCCAGTGATGGTTCGCTGGCAGGTGCGCTCTCGTCTGCATTTCGTAACTTGATGATGAATACTGAAGATATGCTCCCTGCAACAGTAGTCAGTTATGACGATAAAACCAATCGTGCTGTTATCAAACCACTGGTGATGATGGTAACAACAGAAGGAGGAACAGTCGGGCGAGCACCATTGGCCAACATTCCCGTTTTTAGATTTGGGGGAGGCGGTTTCTTTATTCGCGCACCCATTAAGCCGGGTGATTTCGGTTGGATAAAAGCCAATGACAGAGACATTAGCCTGATATTCCAGCGTGGAGGATTGGAAGACCAACCTAATACAGCACGCCTCCATTCATTTAGTGATGCGATGTTTTTTCCTGACACCATCAAAGGTTGGGTCATTGATGGAAAAAATATTGATGCTTTGGTGATCCAATCAATGGATGGCTCAGTCTGTTTCTCGCTACATAGCGATAAAGTGGTGCTAGAAACGCCAAAATATGAAATCAACGCCCTTGAAACCATATTTACTGGCAATGTCACGGTAAATGGTAATTACGCGGTAAATGGTAATAGTGACTCTAACGGTGGCACGATGAAACACAATGGAAAAGATATCGGTTCTACGCATCAACACAGTGGTGTTGAAACCGGTCATGGAAATACAGGAGCGCCTCTATGAGAACATTTTCAATCGATAAAAATAATGATCTCTTTATCGGTCCTGATGGAAACCTCCAGTTCAGCGAAAAAGACGATGCGGTTAAAAACCTTTGCCAGCATTTTGCTAAAGCGGTTCGTGGTGAAATGTTACATAAAAAAGATAAAGGCATTCCTTTCTGGCCAACAACCTTTGGTCGCCAAGCTGATATTCCCATGTTTGAAACAGCATTTAGACAACGTATGAGTGAAATTGAAGAGGTGGTTGAAGTGACGCATTTTAGCGCCACAGTGGAAAACGGCGAATTGAAGTATCAGGCGACAATTCGCACGATATACGGAGGGTTTACACTGAATGGCTGATTATCGTTATATCAATAATAAAGGCGTGATTCTTCCCGACACGGCCACAATACGTGATGAAGTCGAAAGCGAGTTTCGTGCGGTGTTTGGTCAATCGATTAACCTTGCCCCAGAAACACCACAAGGGGCATTAGCGACGATGGAAGTTGAAAACCGTGATGCAATGGTGAGAAATAATGCTGAGTTAGCAAATCAAATCAATCCCGATATTGCGGGTGGTGTTTTTCTTGATGCAATATGGGCGCTAATGGGTGGCCAACGCATTAATGCCACTCACTCTTATCTTTCCAGCGTTGAATTTAGTGGCGTACCCGGCACCATTATTCCTAAAGGCTCATTAGCGTCTAGTGTTGCCGGTGCCATGTTCGAAACAGTTTCACCCTTGATTATTGATAATACTGGCAAAGTAACAGGGGATATGAGGGCGGTTGAATATGGTCCTGTTGAATGCGGTGCTGGTCAACTTAATTCGGTGGCTAGCTCAGTATTAGGTTGGGAGAAAGTCAATAATCCCACTCATGCGGTTGTTGGCCGTTATGCTGAATCTGATATCAAAGCAAGGCGACGACGTAAGCAAACTCTGGCTAAAAATACCGTCAGTGTCGCGGAAGCGATCACCTCTTCACTGTATGAATTAGAGGGCGTTAATTCACTGTCTTTTCGAGAGAACTACACCGATGCGGTGCTCACTATTGATGGAATTTCTCTATTGCCTCACAGCATTTACGTTTGTGTTGAAGGGGGCGATAGTAACGAAATTGCTAAATCATTGTTGAGAACCAAAACCATTGGTTCGGCGTTTAATGGCGAGATTGAAATCGGTGTTGTAGAGCCAGTGAGTGGACAAGAATATAAAGTGAAATTTTCACGCCCTAAAGAGATCACCGTTTTTTGTCGAGTGACCGTTAAAAAATCAGCCGTTGATGCGCAAACTATTATCCCCAGTGCTATAGAACAATGGACGCGTGGAGAGTTGGACGGCGATAACGGTTTGATTGTTGGGCGTGAAGTATCGCCTTTTGAGATAGCGTCTGCAGTGAATACTGTTGAACCTCGTCTGTTCGTGACTAAAGTTGAATTGTCACTGGATGGGAAAGTGTGGAATGTTGCATTAATTCCGATTGCCATTAATCAAATCGCACGCTTGCAACGGGGTGCTGTGCAAGTGGTGATTGTATGAACGTTCAACAATTTGAGTTTCATTCAGACCTATTAAAAGCGATCCTCTGGCAGTATGAAGATGCAGAGAATTTAAAGAAACTCGCCAGTTTTAAAGCCTCTCATTTTGAAAAGTCGATGGTGTCATTTTGGCAAAACTGGTACCGAGATGTGTTTAATATCGATACGGCGAATGACTTTGGGTTGTCGATTTGGTCTCGCATTCTGGATATACCCTTAGGTATTGATATTCCACCGAGCGATAAAAATAAAGTCGGGTTTGGTTTTGGCAAAAAGAAAGCCAATTTTAAATCTAACTTCCGACGTAATGCGGATTACACCTTGTCACTGACCGTTGATCAAAAACGCATGTTAGTACGAATGCGCTATTTTAATCTGACACAAAGTCCTACGGTCACCAATATTAATGAATTTTTAAAACGTTTCTTTTGGCGTGATGACAGCAAAGTTTTTGTCCTTGATCCGCTAGATATGACTTATATGTATTACGTCTTTAACTTTAACCCTGACGAACGTCTACGGGTTCTTCTCGAAAACTTTGACTTAATGCCACGCCCTTCGGGTGTTGGCGTCAAATATCGCATTGTGACCAAAAAAGCCTTTGGTGTTGGTCAGCATCGTAAAAACTTCTTAGGCAGTAACTTCGGAGCATAATTCCTATGACAATTATTTTTAAAACCCCCTTTGCAACACAAGGGGATAAGGCTTCTATACCCGTAGAAATCCAACCAGACGGCTCAGTGTCTTATACACAAGGTTATGGTTACGACTATGAGCGTGACCAAGTCACAGATCCTGCTGCGAAAGATATTGAACGTGAAAAAATGAACGGGATATTTCACGATATCACGGAAGCGATTGGCGAAATTCAGCGATTTGGTTTTCCCAAATGGGATGAAGCCGGTAAGCCGTATGCGATACGCACTATTGTGTATCATAAAAATAAAGTCTGGCAGTCTAAAGTTGAGAATAACAATATTGAGCCAGTTGCCGGTAATGCATGGGCAGAGTTGAAAGCGGATGCCACAGCAAGTGATGTGGGCGCATATTCAAAAGGGGAATCCGATAAACGCTTTCAACCATTAGGTAATTACACACCATCTGGTTATAGCTACTCAAAGGCAGAAACCGACACCAAATATCAGCCAAAGGGTAATTATGCGCCAGCAGGGAACTATGCCAATAAAGGGGATAGTTATACCAAAACGGAAAGTGACGGCAGATATCAAGCGAAAGGGAGTTACCAGCCATCAGGTGATTATGCGACTAACTCAGCGCTCAATAGTGGACTGAATAATAAATTTGATAAAGGTAATGTAGCTCAAAGTACGGGAACGTCAACGGTTCATGTGATGAGCCAGAAAGCGTCTACAGATGCTTTTCAACCTAAGGGAAATTATCAGCCTAAAGGTAATTATGCGTTAGTGGGTGCTTCATATACGAAGACGGAATCGGATGGCCGGTATCAAGCTAAAGGAAGCTATGCAACAGCTGGAAGTAGCTACACAAAAGCGGAAAGTGACGGACGTTATCAAGGTAAGGGAAATTACCAACCAGCTGGCAATTATGCGCTAGTAGGCGCATCGTATACTAAGGCAGAGTCTGACGGTAAATACCAACCCAAAGGCAGTTATCAAGCTTCTGGTTACAGCTATTCAAAATCAGAATCAGATGGTAAGTATCAGCCTAAAGGGAATTATGGTGCAAAGAATACGGCGAATAAAGCAGATAATGGATGGCATAAATGTGCAGATACGGGAGTAATCACACAATGGGGTACTAAAAAAATAACATATTCAGATAATTATATAAACCTACCAATTTCATTTCCTAATAAAATGTTTAGTATTTCGATTATTGATGGCGCAGGGAAGCACTCTGTAGGGTTCAATAAAAGTAAATCAAACAATACAAAAATTTTTACCGAGATGCCTGCTCCTGAAATATTAATATATTGGTTTGCAATAGGATATTAAAATATAGAGGGGGGAACCTTTCCCCCCAAGACGATATATTATTTATTTAAAACATTTATTAATAACATATATTCATTTGTTTCTTTGAATGTTTTTGCAAATTCAATACTTCCTTGCTCATTCAAGTGACCTAGGTCATATGAATATGGTATTCCTGATTTTGTAAAATCAACACCATTCTCATTACCATATAGATACTTTCTTTTAATAAAATAAACATTTTTAAATTTTGAGTTTTTAATAAATGTCTCTATTTCTTTATTTAGAGAAATTGTTTTAACATCATCTCTCATAACATGGTTAGAGTATATTGAACTAATCTGAGTTCTTAAGAAAGTTTTTATAACTGGCTTTTTATATGTAATTGGCTGGGAAAATACAAAAACAAGTTCAGAATGCTGTGATGAAAACGTTATTGCCTCTTTTATTGATGTAATAGCTTCTTCACCATATGTTTTTTTTGCTAAATCAAATCTTGCAGCAATAAAAACAATTTTATATTTATTATTTTGTAATTCATTTTTTACTTGTTGCCTTATTAAAGAACAATATTCTTTAGTATATGGAGAACCAAGCATAGTATTGGCCCTTAATGAAGGGAAGCAAAGAGATGCGTTTCTAGATATAAAACTAAATTTATTATTTAATAAGTAGTTAGTAAATGGATCTAAATGCCCTGCATATGAATCCCCCCATAACAACCCTACAGGTTTAATATTTTTATTACCAAGTGTACAGTTTAAATAATTATTTGAATCGCTAATGTTTTTATCATCGACATGGCAGTATCTAGGGTATGAGAATTTATTTTCATATTGAATGCTTAATTGTTGGTTATGATTTTTTCCATCAAAATGAACAACTATTTTTCCTAAACAATAGATGGCAATTATCATTAATATTGGGGATATTAACCCTCTTTTTTTAATTAGTGAGTTTACATGGCCAGATTCTATATATTTATATGATAAAAAACCTAATAAAATAGAAAGTGAAATGCCAATAATGGAGCTTATAACTGAATCAAATGGTGATGCATATAGATATACAGCAATAGGCCAATGATATAAATAAATTGAATATGACCATCTTCCTATTTTTTGAAAAAAGATACTTTTAGATAAGATAGAAAGTCTGTAATTAGATATTAGTATTAAAAATGCACCAGTTACAGGCAATAATGCTCCATAGCTAGGCCAAAGATTATTTTTTGAATAAAAATAAAAAGAAACTATAATTAGTATTATCCCTATATTACAAAGAGTTCTATTCCATTTTTTTAACGTGAAAAAATAAGCAATTCCGCCAAACCCCATTTCCCATGAACGAGTTAATAAAGAAAAGTAAGCTGAGTTGGTATGTTTTTCAGAATAAAAAATATTCACTAAAAATAAAATAATAGATAATGTTATAATAATTTTTTTTATATTACTGATATTGAATATTTTACTTAAAACTATTATTAATAGTGGGTATATAATATAGAACTGCCATTCGATGGATAACGACCATGTGTGTAAAAGCCATTTTTCATATGCTCCTGAATCAAAATACCCATCACTTTTACTGTAAAATTGATTAGATGTAAAAGTTATACTCTTATATAGTTCTTTTCCTAAGTATTCATAATCACTAGGTAGAAAATAGAACCAACCAAAACAAAAGAGAATGATACATAAAAAAAATAAAGGAGGAACTATTCGTGTTGCTCTTGATTTATAAAATTGTAAAATTTTAAAATCACCTGATTCTATACCTCTAAAAATAATGCCGGTCATTAAAAAACCAGATATTGCAAAAAAAACATCAACACCAGCAAACCCCCCGGGGAGAGATGATGGAATAAAGTGAAACAACATCACAGCCAAAACAGCAATAGCTCGCAATCCATTAATGTCATTTCTAAATTTTTTATCTTGCATATTACTTTTTGATTAATTATGAATATTATTCATAGAATAATACCATTTAGAGGAATTTAGTTCATCAATATATGTAGTTATGCTCCTTTGAATATTACTTATATCACTTTAAAAATTCTTCCAACTTCTCAAACAAATCCCTTGCCACAGCCTCCGTCATATACGTCCTCATCGGTTCCCTACGAACATTCTTCATTTCAAACGTATTCTTATCAAACCTTGGATCAGAAAAGACAATGTCCATAAACAGATAGCCATACGGGTTATTTGCAGATAAACGAGCCTCTTCTAACTGAGCAATATATTCCGCATTATTGATTTCAAGCTTAATCAT